ATAAATGATGGTCATGCTAAATGGGCAGAACTTGATAATAATTATATGGTTGACGCATCATTTCAAGCACTAAATAATTGGGGAACAAGAGTTTTTGAAGTAATGTTTCATAATGTATGGATCACAAGTTTAGGAGAAGTTCAATTTTCATATAGGGAAGGTTCAGCATTGATTGAATGTCAGGCATCATTTGTATATTCACATTATGAACTTAGAGAATAAGTTTTCAACAAAAATAACAGTTTTATATAAATAGTTATAAGAAAAATAATACAGGAGGATAAAAATCCATGGCTTTTTATTTAAGTCCACTCGTTGCAGTAAGAGAGATAGATTTATCAACTACTATTCCAGCAGTTGCAACATCTATCGGTGTATCTGTACTGCGAGAAACATACAAAGGACCAGAATTGAAACAACAACTTATTACTACGGTTGATGAGTTGATTGCGTCTTTTGGAGAACCAACAACAAATTCATATGAGGATATTCTTTCAGCAACAGGATATTTAAAATACGGTAATAAACTATATTGTACGAGAGCTATGCCACCTAGTGCAACATTTGCGGGATTACATACAATGGCAACATCAGCAGTAACGGCAGCAACATATACAGCCGCAGATGCTTATGTGCTTGATGATTTTTCTAGTGAAGATCCTGATGAATTTGGAGAAGATACGGTTGTATTTTCGGCAACACAACCAGAATATGGCAAAGAACTTGCCATTATAGCAAAATCAAGAGGTGTCTGGGGTAATAACATTAAAGTTGCTCTTATGGGAAAAACTCATTATGATAGCATAGTAAATTCTACAGGAACATCAGCGGCCTCAGCTGCCGCAGCAGCACTTGGTATTTCAACTGAATTATATCAAGATGTTCAAGCAGTTGATATGCCACTTGAAGCAGATAACACAACAACGGGTGCATCAAAAGAATTTATAGTACTTGTTAGATATTGTGATCAAGAAGATATTAACAAAAATCCAAAACCATATTCACTTGTAGATACATGGCACGTATCCACAGATGAAAGAAAAATTGATGATGAAGGAAAAAATATATACGCAGAAACAGTAATCAATCAGGAATCACAGTATATAAGAATCGCATTATCAAGTGGTCTGGACAATACTTTTGTAACAGAATTATACTCAACTGGATATACACTTCTAGCAGGTGGTACAGATAATGCTTTCGCAGTAGGTCAAGAAGACACGGCAGTTATTGAAGCATTTAATCTATATGAGAATCCAGAAGAAATTGATGTAAATGTTTTTATTGACTCAAATAAATCTGATACAGTAAAAAATGAATTAATTTCTATGTGTGAATCAAGAATGGATGCAATAGCAATTCTTGATGTTCCAAAAACTGATGTTGTAAATAACACAGGAAACGAAACAACAGATTTACGAGATTATAGAAGAACAACATTGAATCCAAATACAAGTTATGCATCTATGTATGCAAATTGGCTTGATATATTTGATAAATGGAATTCTAAATATCGTTGGGTTCCTTCATCAGGACATGTTGCAGGCATCTACGCAAATACAGATGATGTGGCGGATCCATGGTGGGCACCTGCAGGTCTCAATAGAGCTATTCTACATAACGTAAGAAAGTTGGCATGGAATCCTACACAAGGAAATCGTGATATACTTTATAAGAATGGCTTGAACCCGATTGTATCTTTCGCCGGACAGGGAAAGGTTATTTGGGGACAAAAAACATTACTTGATAAATCATCAGCATTCAATAGAGTAAATGTAAGAAGATTGTTTATGGTATTAGAAAAAGCAATTAGTACTGCATCTAAATACTTCTTGTTTGAGCCTAATGATCCTTATACAAGATTACAGTTGATCAACATGATTGACCCATTTTTGAGGGATGTAAAAGCGAGACGAGGTATTTACGACTTTTTGATTGTATGTGATGAAACAAATAATACAGCAGAAAGAATTGATAGAAATGAATTATGGTGTGATCTTTATATTAAGGCTACACGCTCAGCAGAATTTATAGTTCTTTCATTCATAGCAACAAAGACTGGAGCATCATTTACTGAATTAGTTGCCCAGACTATAACTACATAATTAGTAAAGTTATATAAATAGATATAGTATCCTCAGAAATGGGGATATTATATAAAAACATAAAGAGGAGAAAAAGAAAATGCCAGAATTTAACATTCAATCATTCAAGAGTAATTTTGAAGGTGGGGCAAAGTCATATCTATTTTATTACTACCCAACAATACCGGGTACGGTGCTGGGAGAAAAGGTATCATATTTAGTAAAGGCAACAAAATTGCCAGGAGAAACAATAGAAGAACAAAAGGTTGCTTGGCAGGGACATGATTTCAAGTTTGCTGGTAAACATACTTTTGAAGATTGGACAATAACATTCAATGTTGACCCTGATGCCAAGATTATAATGGAATTCCAAAATTGGATAAGACGAAAAATACATGACCCAGTATCAAATAAATATGGTGCAATATCTGATTATATGATGAATCAAACATTACATTTATTAGGATATAATGGTAAACCTGTATTAGAATATACGCTATTTAATGCATGGCCAAAATCTACTACTGGTGCAGACTTAGCATATGATTCAACAGAGACAGCAACATTTGAGGTTAACTTTTCATTCACACATTTTACAACAGTTCAAAACGATAATCAAACTATGTAAGGAGAAAAATAAAATAATATGTCAGAAGAAATTGTAGAAGTAAAAGGTTTTAGAGATTATTTAAATGTTTATGAATTTGAAACAATACTACCGGGCACAGGTCAAGTAGTAAAATTTAAACCCATAACAACAGGACAATTAAAAAAATTATTAATATATGAGAAAGAAGAAAATCCAGCAAAGATAGAAGCAGCTTTGGATGAAATGATAAGCTCATGTGTCGTATCAGAAGATTTTAATATTGGAGAACTTTATTTACAGGATAGATTTTTCCTATTACTTGAAATACGAAAAAAGACAAAAGGTAACATACATCAATGGCAGTATACTTGCCCTAAATGTGATTCACAATCATTACAGAACTTTGATTTAGATGATGTTCCTGTAAATAAGAAACCAGAAAAGTTTGATGATATAGTTGAACTTAATGAAAATATAAAAGTCAAAATGAGTTATATTATTCGTAAAGATCAGAATAGATTAATGAGAACAATTAATCCCAATATGAGTGATTTACAATATATGACAGAACTTATGATTTTAACTCATGCACATGCAATTAAATCTATTATAACACCAGAAGGGGAAAATAAAGATGTTCCTGATAGTGAAAAAAAATATTTATTAGAAAATATACCAACAAGTGTATATGAAAAAATAAGAAATTGGTTTACTGATAACGATTTTGGTGCAGATTTGACATTCAATGTTGTATGTAATAGTTGTAACCATGAACAAAAAATTGATGTACCAGTTGACGATTTTTTTTTATAATTAGGTTCTTTGCATCAAATTCAATTGAGAATATTTTACAAGAACAGTATATATTATCAAGACGAGCAAATATAAGTATAATAGAAAGTAATAATTTACCAGATTTCGAGCGTGAAGCTTATCTGAATTTATTACTGAAAGACGCAAAAAATGAAGCAGATCAATTAGAAGCATCAATAGTTTAAATAATGTTTCGCTTAGGGTATAAGAACCCTAATGGATCTTTATAAGGGTCTCAAGGACATTTCCTGAGACCCTTTTTTATTGGAGAAAAATATGGCAGAATCAACAAAATGGACAAAAGAAAAAATAAAAGAAGAACTTAATAAAAAACAAGAAAATAAAGAAAAGAAAAACCTGCTTGATAAAGAAGCTAAAAATTTAGAAATAACAGAAGCAAATCAAAAATTAAAAATAAAACAGGATATTGCTGCCAGAAAAGCAGCAGCAATGGAAGCAACCTTTGCAACAACTGCTCGTGCTGATGCTTGGAAACAAATGATAGCCAGTTTGGAAGCATCGGCTAAAAATAATGTTGGAACATTTACAGGTTTATGGAGAAGTGTCAAAACATCATATGGTGAAATATTTAGTCAATGGTGGTCTGACCTTAAAGAAAATCATAAATCAATAAGACTACTCGCAGAAGTTGGTATAAAAATGAAAGAGAGTTGGAGTGGTATGATTTCTACTGTAAAAGGTCATGTAGGGGATGTTCTTGGTGGAGAGTTACAGTCGATCATAACCGGTGTATATGAAGGCGTAAAAAATTCTGTGAAAGGTATATATACATTTTTCAAAGGTGATAAAGAAACCAAAGGCGAGAAAAAAACAAACAAAATATTGAAATGGATTGCTGATCACTTTAAGGGTGAGAAATTAAAATCGTTAAGAGAGTTTGATCCTAAGAAACCCGTAAAGGTGTTACTTGTTATTCTTGCACTTATTGCTGGTTTGATTATTGGATTTTTTGTGACTTGGCTCAAAG